GTTATAGCTAAAACCAGCGCGAGCGTGAGGGCGTGGGGTTTGTTCACCGGATGGACTCCTAGCGCTGGCGCACTTCTGCGCGGCCGGTTTCGATCAGGCGCCGGGCCTCGGCCCGCTCGTCGATGTGTTCCGATTCGATCATGCGGCGCAGCATGCCGGCCTGGGCTATCGTTTGGGCTGGTGTCCTGGCGAGCTGGTAGCGCGCGCCGGCGTTGATATAGTCTGCTTCGGGGTAGTTCATGGTTTGCCTTTCGTTAAATGGTGCAACATCCGCAGCATGGCGCATCAATGCATCGGCCGGCCCGGTTGCGTGTGAAGTGGGTCGGGCCGTTCTCGCCGTAGAACGTTATTCTGTCGGCGTCGGGCTCCAGCTCGGCGGTCCTGGTGTCCGTGTTGTAAATAATAAAATCCCCGGGGTTTATCCGGGCGCCGGATAAGCTGCATTTGCCTGGGTACTTTGCGCGCATCTTTTTAAACATGTTCAACCTTTCAAAATTGGGATAACCCGGCGCGCCTTGGCGTCGGTTTGTTTTGCTTTGCTGCCATGGGCCCGGAAACCTACGATAAAAGCGCGGTCGGTCCGGCTGCACCAGGGGCTAAAATTTCCGCAGCTTTCACACGTTGCGCCTTCGCGGGTCTGTGCCTGGCAAATCACGATCTGCCGGCCTTCGGGCGTGTAACTGATTTCGGGCGTGTCGGTTGGCACAATGCAAGCGACCGGGCCGGCGTTCGTGTTGGCCAGCTGGTCGGCGTGGCCGGCGTCGTCGGCGCTTAGGTTTATTGTGAAGCCCCAGGCGTTGGCGTGTCGTATCCATAGCAGCGCGTCCGGGTGGTGCTTGTGCGTGTAGGTGAACCCGCGGCGGCCCTTGTTGGCCTTGACTATTTCCCCGAGCTGGTAGGCGTCGATTGTTTCCCCTTCGCCTGGCAAATCCCCGGCGACATTCATTCTCCACACTTGGGCGGGCGGTAGGCTGGCGATTGCGCGCGCGTGTGCTGCGATATCGTGGCCGCGTTGCTCGACCTTGTCCCAGGTCATGCGGGTGTAAAAGTCTTCGCCGTAACAGTCGTTGCCGTAGTGGCTGCAGCTGGGCGGGCATGAGCTGCGCACGCTATACGTAACCGGGATTGGGCCGGTCTTGCGGTTTCCGCTGCTGCGGATAAAGTGAAATTGATTCATTTTTAAGCTCCCAGGTTGACGGATAAAAAGCGGTCGGAAATAAAGCGCTCAATTTTTGCCATGCTTTCGGCGCGCTGCTTGGCGCGGGCCTTGGCCTTGGCGCGTTTGTTGGCTGCATGGTCCCGGCATGCCTGGCGCCAGCCGGCCGCGTATCCTCCAGGATTGGGCGCGAGCTGGTCCAGCTGGTCCAGGATGCGGGCGGGGCATGCGTAAGAGTGGGGGCCACAATCTTCGCTCATGTCTTTGTAAAAAAATTCGGTCAGGCCGTTGCGCTGCTTGCGGCGCTCGGTCAGACATACCAGGCCGGAATAATGCGCGGCGCCGGTGGGGTCGGTGCGTTTGCTGATTGCGTACCAGGTCGCGCCGATTGTCGCGGTGTCGGTTATTTCCCAGCGGCTGCCATCGGTGCCGGCCTGGGTAAATTCCCGGCGTAGCACGGCGTCGGTGGTTGCGGTGGTGTCGATTGTGTAAGAGGTCCAGCCCATGATTAGTTCTCCAATTGTTTGTTGATTTGCTCCAGGATGTCGGCGCGGGTGCCGGCGAATCCCTCTTTTTTCAAGATTGCATAAGCGCTGGGGCCGCGGCGTTTCAGGCCGGCAATTTCCAGCTTAAGCGCTGCGCGTAGTGTGGCCAGGCGATAGCGCGCTATCTGGTCGGGGGTGGTGAGTGCGGTCATTGGTGGGCTTTTCAGTAGTTGCGGGTTATGTGAAGGTGAACAAAGTATTCGCGGGCGCTGGTGCGTTTAACGCTGGCGTGAGTGGTAGGGCATCCGCAGCAGTCATGCTCATGTGTGCAGCTGCTGCCGCCTAAGGTGGCCGCGATTGCCCGGCCCAGGTCAACGGCGCGCAGCTGGCGCGGTCCTATAACTTTTGTCGTGTAGGTGCCGGCGTCATCATGGCCCAGGGGCTCGGCGGTTGCATTCCAGCGGAGCATTTTCGCGGTGCCCAGGTGCTGCCAATCGTCCAGGTCGGCCCAGCCGTCGGCGTAAGTGTGTGTGTTGCGCTGGTGTAGTTCAAGCTTGGTCATGATGTGCCTTTCAAGCGTTTAAGTGTTTGAGGGTGTGCAGCTGCTGGCCGATACCTTGGCCGGTGAGCGGGCGGGAAACGTTGGGCCAGCCTTCAACGGCGGCGGCGTAGTGCTTGCCGGCCAGCACGACAATTTCGCGGCCGTGGTATTCGCTTAATCCGTGCCTGACATTTGCGGCCCACTTGCGGCGCTGCTGGGCGGTCATTTGTGACAATGTCAGGTTATAGGGGGCGATTAGTAAATCAGGAAACAAGGCGCCATGGAGCGCGGACAAAATGACGACGTCGGCGCCGGCCCGATCAGCGGCGCGCATTGCCAGCTTGAATGCCTGGCCCTGGTAAAGGTCGGCGGCCGGTGCGGTGCGGTCCAGCTTGGCGGCGCTGCATGCGATTAGGTATAGGGGTTTCATTGGAATAAGTCTCCGGTTGTTGGTTGGTTGGTTATTGGTGCCAGGCCCAGGGCTGCGCGCAGCTGGTTCTTTTCGTCGTTGATAAGGTATAGGCGGCGCTTGTATTCCGCGGGCGTGAGCTGGTAGTTAACCGGGCGCACGGCGTCAAGTTCGCGGCGCGCTTGGCGCATGATGGTTTCGTGTGTGCTCATGCTTGGCCCTTTAATGCTTTGAACATAAGACACTCGTTATAAGTGCCGGTGTAGGCTATGCGATAGCCCCGGCGCTGGTCATCCCCTCTGCAAACAATGACGTTTCCGTGGGCGTCGATTTGTGCTGTGTACATCTTGCGTTTCCCTTCGTGTTGGTTTGTTGTCTGCATCCTGACTGGTGCATTGAGGACTAATGTAGTTTGTTGTCAAGCCCCTTGTCAGTCACTTGCGCGACAGTAAAAACAAGGGTTTTTTAGTCTACCGGGTAGGGTATCGGCGCGCGCCCTGGTGGATGGGTTAGGGTTTACACCTGTGCTACCTGGTAGCGCGGTTTTGACCTGGGGCCGGTGGTTTTGTGGCCGGTCCTGGTCGGGCCCTGGTCATGCTGCGTTGACCTGGGGACCATGGCGCCGGGGATTGCCGCGGGTGTTCCGAGCGCTAGCGAGTGGCCCAAGTGCTTCGATTACATGAGGGGAGTAGATAAGGGCTAACACATAAGCCCATCATTACCAGGCTGCTATAAAACCCCGTTTCCATGTGTTTATTGACAGTACGCGTTTTGTTCCTGTATATTGCGCAGCCATGACACAAACTAAACTAACACGCAAACAAATCCGCGAAGGCCTGGAGCAAATACCGATTGACCAGCTGCTAGGCCGGACCGCATCGAAGCAGCTTACATCGAAGCAGCGAAGCTTTGCCCTGGAAGTTGCGAAGGGTTCCACCGGCGCCGCAGCATACCGGGCCGCATACAAAACGAAGGCTAAACCGAAAACCCAGGGCGACGAAGCAGCCAGGCTTAAGCGGCGCCCATCAATCGCCGCGGAAATAGAAGCTTACCAGGCGGCCATTGAAAGCGAGAAACATAGAACGCCGGCTGCTTTGCGTGCTCTCATAATCAAAAGCTTAGTGGGTGTGATCATCGACGAGGAAACCCCGGCGGCCGTGCTGGTCCAAGCTGCTAAGGTAGCCGGCACCATTAGCGAGGTCGGGCTTTACGTTGACAGGAAAGAAGTGCGGACCATCAGCAGCAGCGACGATGCAAAGGCCCGCGTCATGGCTGAGCTGCGCCGACTGATGAATGCCCAGGCTGACGACGCTCAGGTGATCGACGCCGCCGCCGCCAGCTTGCTCGACGAATTGGCGGATGCGCGACCCCACCCATCCCCCACCAGCCCGACTGAGCAAACGGAGTCCCTGGCTGATGAACATACTATTCCCCTCAAACAATCCCAAAATTTACCAGACCACCCCCCTTCCACAGCGAACCCACCCCCCATCGAAAATTAATACTTTATGGTAAAAAATTCCGCAAATTTAGAACTAAATGCGATTCGAGAACCGAAACGTTTTGGTTCTCTGATTGTGCGGAATCCTAAGATGATGCTGAAGAAGAAGGATTTTTCGTATGAGCAGTGTATGGAGGTTGAGATGACGCCGGCGCAGAGACAGGTATTTTTGATTGTGGATGAGTGGTGGAAGCGGTATGGATACAGCCCGTCGATCAGGGACATTGCGTACCAGAGGGGTAGAAGTGGTCTAGGTAATACACTAGAGATTGTGGATCGGTTGGTGGCCAAAGGGGTGTTGAAGAAGTTAAGGAAGAGTGGCAGATCGATTCGGCCGGTTTATATTAATTTTAAGAATTTAGAATGAGCGATAAGTTAGATGCTTTGATGGCGACGCTTCCTGAAGAAGAGAGGGAGGTGTTTTATAACGCCGTGGAGGATTACCGGTTGGCGTTGGAGAGGGAGAAAGCGCAGACTGGGTTTATGAATTATGTGAGGATGATGTGGCCTGGGTTTGTGCATGGTAGGCATCATGCGGTGATGGCTAAGAAGTTTGAGGCTATAGCGAATGGGACATTAAAGAGATTAATCATCAATATGCCGCCGCGGCATACTAAGTCTGAGTTTGCTTCGTATCTATTACCTTCATGGTTCCTGGGTAGGTACCCGAATAAGAAGATTATCCAGACGTCGAATACATCTGACCTGGCGGTTAACTTTGGCCGTAAGGTTCGAAATCTTGTGGACAGTGAACAGTACGCAAGAGTATTTCCTGGCGTGGCATTGAGACAAGATAGTAAGAGTGCCGGCCGGTGGGCTACTAATCAGAATGGGGAGTACTTCGCTATTGGTGTGGGGGGAACTGTTACCGGTAAGGGTGCAGACCTTTTAATCATTGACGACCCGCATTCTGAACAAGAAGCGGCTTTGGCTGCTGGCGATCCTGGCGTATTTGATAAAACGTATGAGTGGTATACGTCTGGACCTAGGCAGCGACTTCAGCCAGGGGGAGCTATTGTGGTTGTGATGACCCGCTGGGCCGAAAGAGACTTAACTGGCCGGGTATTAAAAGACGCCCAGATGCGGGACTCGTTAGGCGAATGGGAAGTTGTTGAGTTCCCCGCGATCATGCCCAGTGGGAATCCGCTGTGGCCTGAGTTCTGGTCTGCTAAAGAATTAGAAGCGCTTAGGGAAGAACTACCCCCTTCTAAGTGGAATGCTCAGTACCAACAGGCACCGACGGGAGAAGAAGGAGCTTTGGTTAAGCGTGAATGGTGGAAGATGTGGAACCCGGAAGACCCGCCTAAGTGTGAATTTATTATTCAGTCTTGGGATACTGCTTTTACAAAGAATGAGCGGTCGGACTATTCGGCCTGTACGACCTGGGGGGTTTTTCATATGAACGACGACCCCAATGATGTGAATGTGATTTTGCTTGATGCTTTTCAAAAGCGGATGGAATTTCCCGAGCTAAAGGAAAAAGCGATGGCCAGTTACAGGGAGTGGGAGCCGGACGCTTGTATCATTGAAGCCAAAGCCGCTGGGGCCCCGCTGGTGTTTGAGCTTAGGTCTATGGGATTACTGGTAAGTGAATACACACCTAGCCGGGGGAATGATAAGTTTGTGCGATTAAATTCGGTAACGGATTTATTTAGATCGGGAAAAGTTTGGGCGCCGGAGACTCGGTGGGCCAGCGAAGTGATAGAGCAGATGGCGTCTTTCCCCAATGGCGAGCATGATGATTTGGTGGACTCAAGTACCCAAGCGCTGATAAGATTCAGGCAGGGTGGGTTTTTACGTTTGGATTCTGACGAACGTGAAGAGCTGCAGAGCTTTCGCCGCAAAGCGGTTTACTATTAAGGATTAAATAATGGCTACTAATATGTTTCCATCCATCAACCCAGCGCCTCTCGGGTTGGATGCACTTGACATACCAGACGATAGCGTCAGTATGGAAATTGAAATTGAAAATCCTGAAGGGTTGAAGATTGGAATGGACGGCATGGTCATTGACATGCTGGAAGAGCCAGAAGAAGAATCGTTTGATGAGAACCTGGCCGATGTAATGGATGCGGGTAAGTTAGCTGGGATAGCTACTGACATCATTGAGATGGTGGACGCAGATATTAATTCCAGAAAAGAATGGGTTGAGATGTATGTCAAAGGACTAGACGTTCTTGGCATGAAATACGAAGAAAGAACCGAGCCGTGGAATGGTGCTTGCGGTGTTTTCTCTACCATTTTGACCGAAGCTGCTGTACGGTTTCAATCAGAAACAATTTTGGAAACGTTCCCTGCCCAAGGCCCTGTTAAAACAGAAATCATTGGCGCTATTGATAAGCTGAAAGAAGACGCGGCCGAGCGGGTTCGGGAAGATATGAACTTCCAGCTAACGGAAGCTATGCCCGAGTACCGACCCGAGCATGAAAGAATGCTGTATTCATTGGGTTTAGCTGGCGCGGCATTTAAAAAGGTGTACTTTGACCCGTCGTATCAGCGTCAAGTAGCTATTTTTATCCCTGCTGAAGATTTTATTATTCCCTATGGCGCCTCTAGCGTCATCAATGCCGAGCGTGTGACCCACGTAATGCGCAAAACAAAAAATGATATTAAGAAATTACAGGTTTCTGGCTTCTATCGTGACGTAGACCTGGGTGAACCCGTCAGTATTCATACAGATGTAGAGAAAAAGAAGGCCGAAGACCAGGGATACAGCCTAACGGACGACGACCGGTACCAGATTTTGGAGGTTCATATTGATTATGACCTACCAGGGTACGAAGATGAGGATGGAATTGCTCTACCTTACGTGATTACCATAGACCGCGGCACGACAGAGGTGCTTTCTATCCGTAGAAACTGGTCAGAAGACGATGATCGCAAGCTAAAGCGCCAGCATTTCGTTCAATATACGTATGTTCCTGGCTTTGGCGCCTATGGATTGGGTTTAATTCACCTAATTGGTGGCTATGCACGGGCTGGAACGTCGATTTTGCGCCAATTAGTGGACGCTGGCACGCTTTCTAACCTGCCTGGCGGTCTTAAATCCCGTGGATTACGCATAAAAGGGGACGATACACCCATCAATCCGGGCGAATTTAGGGATGTAGATGTGCCTTCTGGCACTGTGCGCGACAACATTATGACGTTGCCGTACAAGGAACCGAGCCAGGTTTTGTCTGCATTGCTCGACAAAATCACCCAAGAAGGCAGACGTTTAGGCTCGATTGCGGATATGCAAGTGTCTGATATGTCAGCTAACGCCCCAGTGGGTACGACATTAGCGCTATTAGAACGTCAGCTTAAGAACATGTCGGCCGTTCAGGCGCGCGTTCACTATTCCATGAAGCAGGAATTTAAACTGCTGCGTGTAATCATTCGAGATAACACGCCAGGTGAATATGAGTTTGACCCATCCAGTGGCGACCGCATGGCCAAGCGGGAAGACTACGACATGGTGGATGTTATTCCCGTGTCGGACCCTAATAGTTCTACGATGGCGCAGAGGATCATGCAGTACCAGGCTGTTATCCAGCTGGCGCAGCAGGCTCCCCAGATTTACAACTTACCTGTTCTACATAGACAGATGATTGAAGTGCTAGGTATTAAGAATGCTGACAAGTTAGTACCAGTGGAAGATGACATGAAACCGCGCGACCCTGTGAGCGAAAACATGGCCTTCTTAAATGGCGAACCAACCAAAGCGTTTATCTACCAGGACCACGACGCACACATTGCTGTTCATACTTCAATGATGCAGGACCCATTGTTGATGGCGCAGATTGGCCAGAACCCACAAGCTCAGAAGATGATGGCCGAAATCCAGGCGCACATTGCAGAACACCTGGCCTATGCTTACCGCAAGAAAGTGGAAGAGCAGTTGGGCGTTCCAATGCCGGCGCCAGATTCGGAGCTGCCAGAAGAAGCAGAACTTATGCTTTCTCGTTTGGTGGCTCAAGCGGCAACCCAGTTGCTGGCTCAAAGCAAAGGCCAGGTTCAGCAGCAGCAGTCTCAGCAGCTGGCTCAGGACCCAGTGGTCCAAATGCAACAAGCGGAATTGGCTATTCGCAAACAAGATGCCGAAACCAAACTGCTTAAGGTCAAAGGCGATCTGCAATTGAAAGCTGAAGAGTTGTCGCTCAAGGCGCGTGAAAGTGCGGCAAAAACTGGTGAAGACCCAGCTATGGCGGCTATGCGTTTGCAGCAAGAAATTATGCAAGCCCAAGAGTTGCACGGTTTAGAGATGGCTGCTAAACAAATGGAACTGCAGCAAGCCCAGGCTCAGCAACAGCAAGCAGCGATGCAGCAGCAACAAACGCAGCAACAAGCCATGGCCCACGGCGGCCAGGTGCATGCACAGAAGTTGTCTCACGCAGATCAGGCGCACGCTATGAAGATGCGCCAAGCAGCGACGGCTGAAAACGTTAACAACCAAAATACTTCCAAGGATGAATGATGGATCACAAACTGCTTGATATCTTGAACGGGAAGCTGAACGAGCAAGTCCAGCAGTTGGTCGATGTTGTTAGTGCTGGTGGAGCTAAATCCCATGAGCATTACAAAGAACTGTGCGGAACTATCCGAGGTCTGCAAACCGCACAGATGGAAATTGCTGACCTTGTGCGAAAACTTAAGGATTATGACGATGACTGAATTTGATGTGCAAGCCGTAGATCTT